ATATATACACGGTGGTTTCTCATATATTTCATTACTTCTTTTTTAGTTTCTTCATTATCAAAATCTTCGCCATATTTCTGTTTTAGTCTTTGAGCCTGCCTGTCAAAAGCACTCTTTTGCATAGTAGTATATTGCTGTTTGAACTGTTGTCTTTGTTGCTGTAATTGCTGTTGCTGATTATTAAACTCCTGCTGTTCCTGTTGGTTCATATTCTGCTTTATACTCTGTTCCTGTTGCTGTGTCATATCCTGTACTTCTTGTATAGCACTTACAGGGTCTTTATAAAACCTTTTCAGCCACTTATCAGGGTCAACTTCTTTTTGTTGATTATCCTGTTGTTGCTGATTGGCCTGCTGTTGATTATTTTGCTGTTTATTTGAAACAAACTGTCCAGTATTGGGGTCCCGCTTTACTCTATTAGGGTTGTCGGCTTGTCGCTGGCCCATTTGAGTTTGCTGAGATTGTCCCATTTGATTTGGATTAGCTTGCTGTTGAAATTTTTGATTCCTTGCAGGTTGCTGTTGTTGCATTTGTAACATTTGCATTTGCTGTTGCATTTGCTGCATACGTTGTTGCGCTTGGTTTAATTGTTGTTCATATTTGTTTAAAGTTTCTTTTAGCTGCTGGTTCTCCTGTCTAGTTTCATCTAAATCTGATGTTTTGCCAAGTTCTGATTGTAATTCATTATAAACTTCTTCCAATTCTCCAGTAGTAGTATTTTGTACTTTTACTGGGTCTACATCTCTACCTAACTTATCACTAAGATTTTTAACACCTTCAAGTAAAGAATTTCTATCTTCAAATTTACCAGCTAATTTATCATTTTCTTTAGTTTGAGTTTCTTCATCAGTTATATTTTCTTCTCCAGTATTATCAACTTGCTTTTCAGATTGTCCGCTAGAAACTTCTTCGTTTTCCTCTGCTTTCTGTTCTTCAGATTGTCCCTGTTCTTCTCCTGGGGTCTGACTAACTTCTTCAGTAGATTCAACTTCTGTTTCTTTCTTTTCCTTATCATCATCACGGGTCTTACTTGGCATACCGAATACATTCGAGTTATCGTTCTCACGGCTCGAGGTTCGGTTAAAAATTCCAGACATTTTTTAACCTCCATTAAGATTTATTTTTGTTTCTGCGTTTAGCATAATTATCAGGCTTATTTATTATCTCATTTAATAGATTTAATCTAGCCTGTTCTTTCGCTATTTTAATAGAATCTTCCGGGTCTAAAGTCCTAAAACTTTTCTTTATTTGATTTCGTTTAGCTTTAAGATGTTTCTTAAGATAAAGCCAGCCTGCATTTCTTTTAAGTCCTATATATGCTTCTGTTTTATCAACTTCTTTTAAAAGATTTTCTGGGTCTGACAATTATCTTCCACCTCCCTTTTGACCAGGTTGTGGTTGTGGTCTGCCTTGTGTATTTAAACCTCCAGAACGTCTGTTAGGTGAACTAGTTTGTGAACGACCTAAACTACCACCTTTACCAGCTGTGGCGTATATATCGCCTTCTTCGGCTGGTACTCCAACTTGCGGAGTTTCCTGTTCTAGAATTTGTCGTCTTATTATCGCATATTCATTCTGGTCATACATAAACTTCTCTGGATTCTCTATATCAAATTCAGATAACCATTCTTCTATTAACTTTTTGTAATTTATGAATGGTACTTGTGATTGCATTAAAAATCCTATGATTTCAGTTAGCTGTTCACGTCTTAATTCTTTATTACCTGCTGATTCAGTAGAAGAAGTAGCAGGTGTATAATCAAATTCGCCTATAAGTTCTCCTGGTGATACTTCCTGCCAGTTGTTTCTATCTTCCGGGTCTATCCTTACTGCTCTCTTATCTGTAATAAACTGCTGATTATTAAGGTCCATCATTTCAGCCATACGGTATATACCAGTTTTCTCAAACAATCTTATCTTTGAACCGAATCTGGTCTGTGCTGATTGAGCAACAATTTGTGTTTCTGTCGCTGATTGGTCTTCATTACTTGAAGAACCTCTAATATTAGCAGGTGTGCCTAAAGTACTTTGTATATTCCTTATAATCTTATCTTCAGACATAAAAGCAGATTGTGGGATTTCACCAGTTTCCATTAACTGTAAATCTTCCATATTATCTACTTCTACAACGCCATTAGGTCTTGAAATTAAATCTTCTTCTTTTATATCAGAACCTCTTAATTTCTTCCACATATTGTTAATCATCATATTAACATTATCCATACGCTGATTGTGGATAGAGTTTACTTCTTCCTGCATATCATAGACTAGATGTACGCCAGACATACCGTAAAATTCATTTGGTAGCTGGTCAAATGTAGCTTTTATAAAAGGCTTTTTCCCGTGTCGCCAGTAAGGATTAGGTCCATCATAAATGACAGTATCACGGTTTACCATCATAATATGGCGGTCATCTTCCCAATAGTGCATAAGTTCTATTTCTTCTTTGTCCCCAAACTCTCTATTTTGTGAGTTTTTAAACGGGTCCCTGTTTGAAGAAGTTATACCTACTGCGTTTAAGCGTTTATATTTACCTTTTTCTTCTTTTCTAGATACTGAAGGAAGATTATCTAAATCTACATCAAAAACTTGACCTTCGTTTAATTCACTCAAAAACTGTAATCTTTCTCTAATTTCTTTTTTAGTTGGAAATTCACGGTGAAATACTGCTCTTGAATCTTCAATATCTTTTGCGTCAGGGTCGCCCCAGAAATCAAAGAAATCTATATTAAATATCTCGTTGTCGTCCCAGACAACTTCGTTAGCTTCAACTAGTTTAGACTTCCATTGACCAGTAAATGAACCAGTTTGTGGGTCTTTTATTGGTACTTGTGTTCTTCTGCGTTTCTTTTCTTCTTCATATCTCCAGGCTACTCCTAAATATCCTGCTGGAAATATCATAAAAGAAGTTATGAAATCATAAAATACAGAAGCAACATTGTTTTTTTCAAGCTGTTCATCAACTAAAGCAGAAGCTATCTCTGCCTTATCTTCATCAACTGCCCAACTTTTGTCTGAGCCCATTTCTGGTTTGGTAGTAAATTCAATATAAGGTCTTTGATGAAAGAAAGAAGATAATATCCTGGCTCTTATGGTATCAATAATTTCATAGGTTTTAGGAATATGAAGATTAGATTTGCCTTCTTCTGAATCCTTTTTATGACCTACGAAAGCCTTATAATACTTGATGGCACGGTCTTCAAATTGCTGTCTATAACCATCATAGTATGTGAATATATCTTTTATTTTATTTTCCAGTTCACCCTGGCTGTATTGTTTCCTGTCTAGCATAGGCATAATTCAAAGACCTCCTACCTTCTCTGTTGACCTTGTCTTGGTTGACCTTTTTGGGCGGTTTGTCCTCCCTGATTAGCTGTTTGAGTACCTTGCTGTTGTTTCATAACCTCTGCATAAAGTTGCATAGCAAATTGTTCCAACTCTGGTCTAGGAATTTGCTGTATTTGTTGCTGAACTTGTTGCATTTGCTGTTGTTGTTGCTGTTGAGGGTTGGCTCTCTGTTGTCCTTGCCTTTGTCCCTGTCTTTGCCCTTGTGCTTGCTGTCCTTGTGCTTGTCGTCTTTGTTGTCCTTGTCTTTGTGGCGATTGACCTCTTGTCATTGCCATCTTTTTTCCTCCTAATTTGTAAAATATTTCCCTTTTTCTAATTTCAAACTAGCATAAGAATTATTTTTATGCAAGGGATTTGTTTTAATATCCTGTTACATTACTAATAGGTTTCATTCTTTCTTGTCTTTTGCGTCTTAATTCTTTTTTCTTATCTTCCGTAAGTGATTTAAGTGGTGGTCTTGACATACAGAAATACCTGAAACTCTCTGGTGCGTGAGTAACTTCGTGTGGTTCACTTGAAGCGTCATCTGCATTATCATCATCAGTTTGTAAAGCTGGAATAGAACGTACCATATTTCTTACTTTACCTTCAAAAAACAGCACTCTTGACGTTTTCTTTGGATTATCACTATCTTCTGACATTGGGTCATCAATCGGCTTTAAATACTCCCTTGTTACCCGCCAACCTTCAACTCTACGATTATCTGCTGGTCGCAAGGCATAACCGTCCATACCATTTTCTATAAGTATTTGCCTACCAGACTTACCAGTTTCCTGCCTTCTGTTCCATAAATCGGGGGAAGCTACTGTATAAGCTAACTCTGACCTCTCAATAGGTGTGGTTTTCTTTCTTATCTCTTTAGCCAGGTCAGATAATGATAGATTTGATTTATACAACTCTTTATAACAGTAATAAAATCCCATATCATCTAGGGCATACCAGTGAACTGCCGATTTATCTAATCCATAATCAATAGAGATAAATCTTTTCCAGTAATCTGGTATATCAAATGGTTCTATAACGTGTATATCCCTTGAAAATCTAGGGAAAAACTGTCCCGAATGAATATCCCAATTACCTTCAAGCAATCTTTTTCTTTCAATCTCATTCATTCCTTCCAGGACATCACGATAGCCTTCATCTCTATCTTCCAAAACTATATTATCCTTTAGTTTAGCGGGGATAAACATATGCTGTTCTTTTTTGCCTGGCTCTACTTCTACCATATGAGGTTCTTCTGGTTTGCCAATAGACACAAATTCTCTTTTAAAAAATTGATGTCCGACTCCACCAGGGTTTGTCCCCATAAAGAATAGAGGATATACTCCATTTACTGTAACACGGTTTCTTGACATCAGATACCTATACATATTTCTTGTAAATTGTGTAGCTTCATCAAAAGCTATATAGTCAAACTGCTGGGATTGGTAGTCATATATATCGTCTTCGTGCTGTATATGAGCAAACTTTAGAACTGAGTTATTTAAACTGGTGAAAGTCCACATATGTTCACTACCATTCCATTTTGCACCAGGAAAGTCGTTAAATAACTCTTTTGAACGCATAATAGCCCCACCTGGTCCTTCAAGCTGTGTAAATTTACGCCTGAAAAATCCTGCATTAGCACCAGGGTTGGATAATAAGCCTATAAACTCGGCTATTAACATAGCGTCAGACTTTCCACCCCCAGCTGACCCACCATATCCTATTACACGTGCTTCAGGTTTTTGGATTTTACTGGGGACATCACCCTTTCTTTTGTATATTTTAGGATTGCCGCTTTTTGATTCACCTAAATAATATTTAAATGGGTGTGATAATCCGCACGCTTCCAGGAATCTCAACTGTCTTTCTTGGGGTATCCAATTTAAATTAAACTCTAAAGTTTTCTCCTGGTTCTGTTTATTATTTTTTATTCTTTCGCGTCTAAAATCCCTGTCGCCACGTGCTTGTCGTGGGTCAAACTTATCATATAATCCCATTTAATCACCTTCAATCTCGGTTATATTATCTTCTTCATCTAATTCGCTATCATCTATATCCTGGTTTAATTCGGGAGTGCCGAAATTCACTTGTATTTTAGCGTTTTCCCCACCATTTATCTCTATTTTAGAACTTCTGTATTTATCTGGTTGTTCACCTTGAAGCAGCATTTTAAGTAAACTATCTGAATACTTACGCTTTTCTCCTACTTTTTCGCCTTGATAGAATACATCTTCACTAACGCCCATAATAGCACGCCTTTTAGCTTCTTGCTCCATATATTCTATGTGTGCTTTATCTGCATTACGATAATGTTTCATAAAAGTTTCATCTTTTTTCCATTTGTAGACGCTTGATGGTGATACACCAGCGATTTTAGCGGAATATGTTACCGCCCCTAAAATAGAATAAGCTGATAAAAAGGCAATCTGTCTTGGATTATCCAGTTCATCAGCAACTTCTTCCTTCATCAACTCCCAAACCTGGTTGAAATCACGTTTGAAGTCAGGACCTCTTTTGTTTCTATCTCTATCCAGAAGTTCATCTGTTATTTTCTTTACTCTTTCATTATCTACAACTTCTCCAGACATCATTTCAACCTCCTTTTAACCCTCCTAATCTTTGTTTCTCCGCATTTTACACACTTAACCTTCTTTCTCCTAATCTCTTTTCGTCCAGATTTAGCGAATGAATCGTCTTTATCTACTGTCTGCCATACGTGATTGCACTCTTTTTTTTGCTTATCTGGTATTAATACCCCCACGCTATTCCTCCTTGTTGTTATATTTTTGATTATAATAATACTCACACATCAACAGCTTGTGCTTATATACCGTCTTGTAACCCTTGAAATGAGGACATTCTTTTCTGCATTTCTTGATTGGTACTTCAATATTTTCCTTATCCTTTTTCCTCTCAATAGGACAGAAAACTATTTTACTACCCAATACACTATCTCGGATTATCAGTAGCATATACTCCTCCTAATATATATTTATTAATTATATTATGTACGCCATAGAAGCCTTTTTTGACCTCTATGGATTTTATCAATCTAGGACTAAAATAATCAATCACAGGAGAGTGTGATATTTATGCCCGAAGGCACAGAAATTCCTTGTCTGTCTTAAAAATACCACATCATTATTACTCTTGCAAGTGATTTGTTTTCC